TGAACCCTAATAACGTCCCAAGGGCTAAAAGTATTGTTAAATCAATCGTAACAACTTTCTCGCTTTCATTAATAGAAACCTTAAGTTGTTTTACATGCTCAAGTATTGCATGATATTGTTTTTCAGTGATAATTAATTTTGCCATAATATTCTTTTAGTATAAATATCTATATAAAATAAAAAAACCCTCTTTTAGGAGGGTTTAATTATTTGGTTATTATTTTAGTTAGATATTTGTGAAAGATGCACCTGTGTTCATAATTACAAATTCTAATTGAATAAATTCGAGTGCACGTGTTGGTTTCAAGAATATTTGTCCAGTTAATTGATTTCTATCAATATCTTCTGGGCTATTTGAAAGCACCACTCTAAAGTCTGTAAGACCTCTTTCACTTCTAATGTTATCTAAGATTGGATTAACAAGTCCTAAGAATTGATTTCTAACAACTGAATCGTTTTGTTCGAAAAGAAGTCTGATAGATACAGCAGAAATAAGTTTTCTTGCTTGTAATAAAAGTCTTCTAACGTTGATACGATTAAGAGCAGATTCTTTAACTTGAAGAGTTTTGTTACCCCAAATTTTAATACCATCACTAGTAAATGTTGCGATTGGATTAATTCTATTTTCGTATAAATTATCTCTTTCAGCAAGTGTAAGTTTTTTACGAGCTTTGATAGCATCAACATCACCACGTTGAATACCTGCAGCTGCAAACCATGGGAATGCAATATTATCAGTTAACGCAATGTTTCTTACAACATCTCTTGTTGGTGGAACATATATTAATACATTATTTTCAGTATCGTTTATTTGTATCCATGGCCAATAAGTACATGTATAGTTACTATCGTAATTTCCATCCATTATATCAACAGCTTCTTGAGCACTTAATGCAGCACCATTTCCATAATCTGGAGTTGTTACAATATAAAGTGAATCAGCTCTTTCTTCTTCAATCATTTCAATTGCTGCTTCAACTAAATTAGTGTTATCAAAAGTATCAATACCAGGTGTAGCAAATACGTTAATATTTATGGCTTCTGGATTTTGGAATGTTTTAATTGCTTCCAAATAAGCATAGTAATCAGAATTAATTCCTGTATCACCATTTTCTAGAGTTCTATATGTAAAAGCACCATTAACATTGTCACCACGACCACTAATACCATCTTTACCATTAACTATAAATGTGTCTGAATTACTTCTTATTGTTCTATAAATATCCCATCCATCATAACCACCGTATGGTGCAAATGTAAATTTACGAGAAAATATTTTTTCATAATCAGTTCCAATTAAACCAGCATCAGTTCTAAACTCAGCATTACCTGTTTGGAAAGTAAAGATTGGGCTATATGTACCACCAGTACCTAAAGGTAAAACTACATTATCAATAGTAACACCTGCAGCATCCATATCCATGTGGAAACCTGAAGTTAAACCAGTCCATGCATCATAAGATAAATTCGATGGTTTACCTTTATAATCAAAGAAATCTGAATCAATACCTTGTGTTTCTGAAAGACCTAAATAATATTTACGTTTATTTTCAAATTCACCATAAACTGTTTTAAATGTCATAATTGGACTAACAACATCAGAATTTCCAGTATTTGTTTGATAATCTCTAATTGGGTAACCAATAAAACCTGCTGGGAACGCTTCTGCTGTATCAGATTCCTCATCTAACTCAACAAGAACATAAGAAGATTTTGATGCGTATAAACCATCTAAAGTACCAATTCTTCTACCAATAAAATTAGCTGAAGTTGGGTCCATTGTACAACGACTGAATGATTCTAAAATGACTGGACGTGCATCTGTATCGTAGAAACCCCTAACCAATACATCAAATTCTTTAGCATCTGGTTTAATATTAACAATAGAAATTTTAAATTGTTCGTTTGCAGCATTACCATCAGATATTGTATTAAATCTGAAAAGTCTTAATACTTTATTACCACGTAATTCAGAAACAACATATGGAGTTTGAGCTGGTTGATATTCATTACGATATTCTTGAAAATCAAAATCATAATCAATTAATATTTGTTTAAGACCTCTTACTTTTTCCAATGCAATAGCGTCATTCAACATATTAGGGAAAAATTCTTCTAAAAATAAAGCAGTTTTACCATCTTGAGCACCTCTACCTAAAACTCTAGGTAAGTAATTCATTTTAGTACTATCTAAAGATACGGTATAATTAAATAAACCTTGTAATGTAGAATTACCACTTAATGAAAAATCACCTAATGGATTTTCAGTTGAATCAGTATATGTTGGGTCAATTTCAACATTATATGAACCACCAGAAACTTCAAAATTAGGTAATTGATTTAATGAATTTATACTTCCTCTAGAACGTAATAAACCAACAATTTGGTTATCAACATCAGAATAAGGGCTACCTGTATAAGTAATAGTTACACCACTAGTTTTACCAGTAATACAACATATACTATTACCTTTAGCAGTTACAGTATAAGTAAATGATGCACCTTCAAATGTGTTATCATTTTTTTTGTACATTAATATTGAAACACTTCCAGGGTCACCAATATTTTTACTACCTATTCCATTTAATTGAGTTGTTAATAAACCTTCATCCCAAAGACTTTGTATAATTGAGTTAGAACTAGTTAACGCAATTATTGTACTATTTGAACCAGTTGAAGCAGTAAAATTAAATAGTGTTGCTGCTGGTGTTGCTGGAATTGAAACACCTTCTGTTTCTGGGTCTAAAGCAGCATCTAAAGCGATACCCCACGCTAAACCAGCTTTATAACCAGAAAAACCTAATACTCTAGTTACAAATAGTTGATTTGATTGTGATAAATATGATTTTGCGATATAAGGTAACTCATATTGAGGAGCACCAGTATCTTTTACTTTAGTAGCATTTAAACCACCAAAGAAGGATTGGAATTCACCATAGTTAGTTATAAATATTGGTTGGAATGCAGGTCCAATTGTTGTTTCACCTACTAAACCAAGACTTGTTACACCAACTTGTCTTGTGATGAAAGAGATGTCTTTTTCTGAAGTATACACTCCAGGACTTACGAATACATTTTGTGACATATTGTTTGTTTTTGTTTATGTTATTATTTACTTTATTCTATTCTTTATTATAAATATTCAGTTTTTTTCAAAAGAGATATGTAAAATGAATAATAATTTCTTTTAGTATGATTTTTTTCATACTTTTGTGATACTTATCTTTAAAGTACTTATGAAAAGAGATAAAAACATAAAAATAACGCCATTAACTCACGAAATACTAAAAAAGTATTGTGAAGATAATGGCCTTAAAATGTTTCAATTTGTTGAGAAATTAATTAGAGATAAATGTTCACCTAAAAAAGACTTATATGGTGAATGATATTATGACATACGTTCAATACTAATATAACCACCAGTTGTATCTTGACAATGTATTGCTGTAATACGATATATTCTACTATTTGTAGTATCAATAAGATGCAACGTTGTTGTGTCACCACCAGAGGATAAAGTCTTCTGAACACTACTAATATTTTGGTAAGTTGTTGTAAATGTTATACCACCACTGTTAGTATCTCCTTGTAATGCAGCTCCAGCAACGTTACCTATTAGTGTTGTGTAAGCAGCAAAACTACCACTAACAGAACCAGCTTGTACTAAACCACCAGAACCACCAGTACCGTTAATACGAACCTTTAAATTATCCATAGTTATTTCAGTACCAAATGCTACGTTAAATCCACTTTGAACTTTTGTAAAGAAACTATGTCCAACAGTAGTTGTATCAACAATAACTGCTGAATTACCACTATTTGTTTGAGTTCCCAAACGTATTGCACTACCATCCAAAGCGTTAATCCATACAGCACCAGTACTACTATGAATGTGGAAATTTCCATCATCAAATATTTGTCCTTTTGTACCAATATTAAGTGCATTGTTAGTTGCAGAATTGCTAGTAACACTTGCAGGGCTACTAATCGTAATAATACCATTATCAGCGATAGTAAATGTTGTTGTGGTATATACACTATTTATAAATTCAATAGAACCTGTATTATTAACACGAATTGTTTTATTTATATTGGTTGCACCAGCTGCTGTATTTGTTACTTTAATAAAATCAGTATAACCAGTTCCACCAATAGTATTACTACCACTAACTACAATCATACTTTGATTATTACCAGCATTAACATTTACTGTTCCATAAGTACTATTACTGGTAATAGATGTTGCTGATATTGTATTAGCACTTAACCCAGTTGCATTAGCCGTAACACTTGGTGTTTTTATTGTTGTTGCAGATACTGTTGTTGCTGTAATACCGTTGGTAAACGTCTTTGCCCCTCCAAATGTTTGCGTTCCTGTTGTTATAACTCCTCCAGAAGTAGCATTAGCAGCGTGTAAGGTTAACACCCCATTTGATAAAGATGCTCCTGAGGCATTAGCAATTAAACTAATCGCTCCTATTGTTATTGTTTCTTGAATACTAGTTGACAATACTTTTTCAATTAACCCACTAGTTGTGTTTCTTGTTAAAATGTCATACAATGCAGCACTTGTGGTTGGTGTATCTATTTGAATTTTTCCACGTAATACCGTTTCAGTTACTCCTGAATTACCTAAAACAACTTGATTATTTTTAGTTGTAAATGAGTTATATCCTATAGCTGTACTATTAGCGGCATCAATTTTTTGACCAACTACCCCTCCAGCAAATGTTCCAATAAAAGTATTTTGAAAACCAGTTGTGAGAAGTAAACCTGAACTATATCCCAGAGCTGAATTGTTGTTTGCTGTAGTAGAAAATAAAGACTGCCACCCAATAGCTGTATTATTATTTGATGTACCAGCAGAAAATGCTTGATAACCCACTACTGTATTAAAACTTGAACCGCTAGCTAAACCCAAAGGTGATACAGCTCGATGACCAATTATTGTATTTTGATTTCCTAAAGTATTATTTAAAGCGTCTGTACCAATTGCTATGTTAGTGGTGGAATTATTATTACCTCTCCATATTTTAATTGTATTTACTATGATATTATCTGTAAAATTTTTTAACCCTGAAAACGATTGGTCATTTATCGTAACAACACCTCTTGCGGTTGTGCTTGCATCTGGTAAATTAAATCTATGCGTACTCCCAGTTGAATTTATGTTAAAATCTATTCCTGTCGTTCCTGTTACAAATGTTTGTGTGTTAGCAGTTAATCCATTTAATAAATTAATATTACCACTAGTAAAACCAGTAACATTAAATGTAATTCCTTTATTATTATTAAATACAGCTGTTCCAGCAGAATAAGTACCTCCAGTAACAAATGTGTCTGTCATACCACTCGTAAATCCTGTTACATTAAATGTACCTCCACTATTATTAGTAAAGGTAACTATACCTGTATTTATGTTATAAGTACCACCAGTAACGGTCATATCAGTAGCAAGTATACTTAAATTAGAAGTAATAGTAACACCATCATTTCTTGTTAAAGTTAAATAATATGTGGCAGGATTAAAACTAGAACCAGTTACACGAATATCTAATGGTAAATTATAATATGTTGTTGCAGATACAGTTGTTGCTGTAATACCATTATTATTACCTATAAATCCATTGGTTTGAATTGTTGTTCCAGATATATCACCATCAGCTCTAATAAAGCTAGTTGTATTTCCAGCAGCGTTCAGACCCTCAAGCAACCTAGTTACGTTATCAGCGTTGCCAGTACCATTTTTAATACTTAACGCACCTTCTCCCAAATTTGTTACTATTTCAGGTGTTGCTGAGTTGTTGTATGCTTGTTGAAGAGTTGTAGTTGATATACCACCAGTACCACCAACCGATTCACCAAATTTTGATGCAAATGTTATTTTTGCTTGTAATGTGTCACTTAAAAGAGTTGCGTCTGACCTAATAGATAATATAGCAATTAATATTGCGTTATCTTTAAAGTTTGAAAACGTTGTAAATGATTCTGTATTAACAGCTGCAATTGCAGTAGGTAAATCAGCATATTTTGTTTGACCATATTGTATTCTAATTTGACCATTTTGTAACAAATATATTCTTTGGTTTGTTGCTTGTTTTGCTGGTGAACCAATTGAAGTAATCACCCCATTCAAATCGTAATTTGCTGGGTCAATAGTTGTTGTATTGGCAGCTGTACCACCAGTTTGTGTTCTATATTGAAATGTAGTTGGTGATTTACCTGATATAGTTAGACTACTTGGGTTAAGTAGGTCTGTTGAGAATCCAATACCTAAACCCCATAAAACTCCACTACTAGTATTAAAAGTCAACCCTGTATTTGGGGTTGGGTAAACATTTTCATTTATCAGTTTGATTGGTGTGAACATATCACGAATCTGTGATATTGGTGATATTTCAAAATCAGGTTCATTAAATGCATTGATAAGACTAGTTCTATTTCCATGACCCATTTTAGCCAAATAAATACTTTGTCTTCTTTGTTGCGGTGTTGGAAATGTTACTTGTTGTGTCAACGTACCAGCACTTGTAAGTAACAAATATGTTTGAGTTGCAGAACTATAATAAAGTGATGGAATATTTGTTTGACCAGTATACTTAACATAAAGAACATCAGGGAGCAAAGGGTTTGTAGTGTTATCAACAATCCATCCTTCTGCTGGACTAACATTAAATGTGGTGCTTGAAGCTAACGATATTCCACTAAAATTAAAAACACCAGTTGAAATCACATTACCTTCTAATATGTTTCGTTGCAAATCCGTCAAAGATAAATTGTTATTTTCATTAACAGGATTAACAAATAATTTTCCAGTTGTTGTACCAGTTTGGATAATATAACCAATAGCATTGGTTCTAGCGGTTAATGGAAAGTTAAGAAATTCTGTAGCGTTTTTAAATTCACCAGGTGTTGTATCTGAAGCATAAATCAATGAACCTATACTAGCACCAGTTACAGTAATGTTGCTAATAATACCATAAGTCAAAACAATACCTTCTGAATTGTTTGGTATTATTTCAGCAGAAACTCCGACAACATCTCTATCATTATAATGTCGATTAACAGCGAGTTGAACAGCTGGTAAACCGCTATAACTAGATAAAAGCTCAACACCTTTTCCTTTTTGAATATCTAAACCACTATTGTTGAATACTCTTAAGTAATTTTGTTGACCTAAATTTACTGTAACCCCTTGATTTACTGATGTATTATATGATAAAGCTTTTTCTGTATTATCAAAATATACAGTTCCTGGTACGGTAGTAGCACTAGTTGTTCCAGTATTAAATATCATATAATCAACTCTATTAATACTAGTAGCGGATATTGTATTGGCGGTAAGACCGTTGGTAAATATTGTTGGTCCATTTACTGTACCACCTGTAAATGTAGTATCTGTAATTGTTATTGCTGATAATTCACCATTTGGACTAGCGATAACCATTCGGTTACCACTACCAGCTAATCTAGGTAATATTGTGTTGATATTATCATCTTTAAATCTAATATTACCACTACCATCAGCAATTATAATATTATTTGTTGTGGTTGAAGATAAACCAGTTGGTTTACCTATAATTGTGTTATTTGAACCATTTATTAATCCTGAAATAGAAGTTCCAATTATTGTGTTATTTGAACCAGATACCAATCCATCAGTATAGTCATTAGAATCAGAACCAAATAATATATTATCATTACCAATAGTCGCAGAACCTGCATAAAAACCTATTGCGATATTTCTAGAACCATTATTAACATATAAAGAAAAACCACCTATTGCAGTATTTCTTTCACCGATAATATTATCTTGCAAAGCAGCTGTACCAATACCTGTGTTATAACTACCTGTAGTATTAGAATACAATGAATATGAACCAATACTAAAATTTTGAACACCAATAGTATTAGAATATAATGAATAAGGACAAATACCTGTATTATATTCACCTGTAGTATTATTATTAAGAACAGAATCACCAATACCTGTGTTATAACTACCTGTTGTGTTAGCAGTAAGAATATTAGTACCAAAAGCTGAATTACTCTCACCAATGGTATTACTGACTAAAGAATTTTCACCAAATGATATATTACTAATTACACCACCAAAACCATAATTCCAAATAGTTGAATTTAAATTATCATAACCTAAATGTGGTATATAAGTATATCCACTAACATTATATGTACCACCGTTGGTTTTAGTAAATGTTGTGGTTCCATTTGAATATGTACCTCCAGTAGTATATGTATCTGTCATACCACTTGTAAATCCACTAACGTTAAATGTACCTCCTGTATTATTGGTAAATGTAACTACTCCTGAATTAATGTCATAAGTACCACCAGTAACAGTCATATCACTCGATAATAATCCTAAATTACTTGTAATAGTAACACCATCATTTCTAGTAAGTGTAAAATCATAATTAGCAGCATTTAAACTACTACCAGTTACACGAATATCTGTTGGTAAGTTTAAATAAGTTGTTGCTGATATTGTATTAGCACTTAAACCATTTGTAAAACTTGTTGCACCAGTTACGGTTCCACCACCAGTACCACCACTAAAAGAAGAATCTAGATATTGAACCCAATTTGTTAAACCATTACTATTGTAATATTTAAATGCTGTATATAAATCAGTATATTCAGAACCTAAAGGTGAGATATGGTCAGGTATTCCATACCCAGTTTGGATTAATATTGGTGCTAAATCAAATGAATTTATTTGTGTTGACATTTTTTTATTTTTTGTTTTAAACTATTGTATTATCTATGCTTTTAAAGCAATGGTTGTTATCTAATTTATCCAATACCCAAACTAACACTTTACCTGGTTTTGTTAGGGTTTTTGTTAATTCATTTTTTCCCAAAACTGAAGATATTGTTTCGTTTATATTTCCAAATTTATATCCGTCTTTTGTTATTAAGGTTTTATTTAATAGTGTTCTAAACTCTCTATTACCAAATTTATCTAAGTTTATTGCACTGCTTAAAAAATAACCTGATTTGTTTTTAACAAAAAACAAATTTAGTAATGATAGTGGTAGATACAATATGTATGCTACCAAAAATAGTATAAAATTTATCATAGTCCTGATTGATTATTTATTGGTAATGTGCTTATAAATTCTTGTCCTAATTCTAACAATCTATCTATTAATTGTTGTTCAGTTTCAAAATATTCTAGAAATGGTTGTCCTGTTGTGACAATTTGATTTTCTTGTAAATTACTATAATGAAATACATCGATTTCATTATGTGCTAAATAAAATTTGTTCATATTATTTAAATATTATTATTATTATTATTATTATTATTATTATATACCTCCGTCAGCAACTGTCCAACCATATCCTGTTCTAAAAGCACCTCCTGAAATATAGGCACTTGAAAAAGTACTACCTTGTAAATCTACTTGAGTTGTACTTATTACTGTCACTGTCCAAAGTCCATTTGCTTGTATTGCACCTGTTACTGCTGAAATAAATACTTTATTACCTGTTGTCCTACCGTGAACTGTACTTGTTGTGATTCTTATTAATCCTGAACCGTTATTTATAGCTCCTGTTACCGTTAATGAAACATTTGCTCTTGTTAATAACGCTTTTCCTTCTGTTGCTGCTGATGTATGTTTAGCAGTTCCAAAACTAATTGAACGAGTAACAATTAGTAATTTAGTTATCCAACCATTATATATTGCATCTAAATTTGTTGCTGAAAATGTAGCAGGAGTCTTACCAGCCATAAAATTACTAAAAAGAGATACACCACTTACATTCCAATTTCCTATATTTTGATTAAATGCTGGTGCATTACTAAACATATTCCCCATATTAAAAACCCTACTAGTATTCCATCCAGATAATGGTTGATTAAATGCAGTTGGTAAAGATGTACTTTGAAACATACCAGCCATATCAGTCACCTTACTCACATCCCAACTATTAATATTTTGATTAAATGCAAATGCATTAGTAAACATACCATTCATAGAAGTACAAGCACTAGTATTCCAAGCTAATGTACCTGTCACTCCTGATGCTAATCCATTATTAAATAGATATGCATTATTAAACATACTTAGCATAGTAGTAGCACTACTTACATTCCATCCAGATAATGGTTGATTAAATACAAATGTACTTTGAAACATAGCATCCATATTACCCACCTTACTCACATTCCAACTATTAATGTTTTGATTAAATGCCCATACACCAAGAAACATACCATTCATAGTAGTACAAGCACTAGTATTCCAAGCTAATGTACCTGTCACTCCTGATGCTAATCCATTATTAAATTCTCTTGCTGCAGAAAACATACCAAACATAGAAGTCACCTTACTAGTATTCCAACTATTAATATCTTGATTAAATACCACGGCATTATTAAACATATTAGTCATAGAAGTACAAGCACTAGTATTCCACCCAGATAATGGTTGATTAAAAACATCCGCATTCTGAAACATATTAGAAAAAGTAGTCACCTGACTCACATCCCAACTATTAATATTTTGATTAAAAGCATCCGCATTAAAAAAGATACTACCCATATTACTAACCTTACTTGTATTCCAATTTCCTATATCTTGATTAAATGCTAATGTATTACTAAACATACTATTCATAGTAGTACAAGCACTCGTATTCCATCCAGATAATGGTTGATTAAAAGCTCTAGCATTATCAAACATACCAAACATACTTGTAACCTTACTCACATTCCAAGTATTAATATTTTGATTAAAACTATTCGAATTCTGAAACATAAGAGACATATTAGTCACCTTACTCACATCCCAATCCCCAATATATTGATTAAAAGCATCCGCATTTAAAAACATATTAGCCATAGTAGTACAAGCACTAGTATTCCA